AATACAAGCTAAAGAGGTAACAAAGTAATGGCAGGATTTAATGTAGAACTACCAACTGAAATAATAGCCAACATGAATAAACTTGCAAATAATGCAGAAAAGATGATGGGAGAAATGACACAGGCAGGTGCAGAAGTTGTATATAAGAATGTTAAATCAAATATGAAATCTAGCTTCAAAAGTACAAGGTCACTTGAAAAAGGCTTAAAGAAAACAAAAACATATAAGACCATAAGTGATGATGGTATTAATACAAAAGTTGGATTTTATGGTTATACAGAAGATGGCACACCTATACCACTAATAGCTATGGCTAGAGAATTTGGTACAAGTAGAGGAGAAAAGAAAAAGCCATTTTTTAGAAAAGCATTCAAACAAAAAGCAGCAATAGAAAATGCAATGCTAGATGTCCAAAAGAGGTATATAGATGAATGATTATCAATTACTAAAAACAATATTTGATGATTTTAAAGTCAATAACAAAATTATTCCAGTTGAGTATATAGAATACACAGGAGATAGTAAAACTTATATAACCTATACATTTATAGATGATGATCCATCATTGTTTGGAGATGATAAAGAAATCGGAAGTGTGGTAAGAGTTGATATCGATATATTTAGTGAAAGCAATTATTTAGCAATAGTAGAAAAGATTAAAGAAGTAATGGAAGAAAATAATTTTATAAGAAGCGGATGTAGTCCAGATATGTATGAAAGAGATACAGGACTATATCATAAAACCATAGAATTTGAAAAAGAAAGGATGAGATAAATATGGCAAGAATAGGCTTAAAGAATTTTAGATATGGAATATTGGATGAAGAAACAGAAACATATGGTGGTGCATTACAAATAGGTAAAGCTATCGATTGTAAAGTTTCTCTAGACCTAAATTCAGCAGAATTATATGCTGATGATGGATTAGCAGAAAGCGATTATTCTGTAAAGAAAGGAACAGTAACAATAACAGTTGATGAAGATGATGATACAACTATGTCTAATTTAACAGGACATGAGAAATCAGCAGATGGAGAAATTATCAGAAAAGACTCTGACATAGCCCCTTACGTTGGTTTTGGTAGAATCATCACTAAAGTTGTAGAAGGAAAATACAAATACAAAGTAGAGTTCCTAAATAAAGTAAAATTCAAAGATGCATTACCAGATGAAAAAACAAAAGGAGAAAGTGTTGAGTTTACAACAACAACTCTTGAAGGTAGTGTTCTAAAATTATCAGATGGTAGTTGGTCAAAAACAAAAACATTTGATACATATACAGAAGCTATTAGTTACCTTGAAGGTTTATTAGGTGCTAAAGCATCATCATAAAATTAGGAGGATAAGAAATGAAAGATTATAAGTTTGAATTTGAATTAGATAGTAAAAAGTATTCGCTAGTATTCAATTTGAATGTCATGGAAGCCATACAAAATAAGTATGGGTCAGTTCAAAAATGGGGTAAATTAACAGACAATAAGGATGGAAAAGAACCTAATGCTAAAGCCTTAATATTTGGTTTTACAGAAATGATAAATGAGGCCATCGACATGGAGAATGATGAAAACAATACAGATAAACCAATGATGACATTGAAACAAGTTGGTAGACTTATAACAAAAGCAGGACTGCAAGAGGCTGCGAAAAAATTAAACAATGCAATAACTGAAAGCGTAAAAGATGACCACCCAAAAAACATATAGTCCACGAGGATGAATCTGAAAAGATAGATTTCTCGTGGATTTTGTTTGTAGGAATAAAACTACTTGGAATACCAAGAAAAGAAGTAGGAAGGTTAACTTATAGAACTTTCAAGAATTTGTATCACCATTACCAAAACTATTATGACTTTACTTTAAAGCAAGTGAGTTATAAACAGCTAGAAGAAATGGTAATGGAAAATGAAGAATGGTTAAGATAGGAGGGATAATATGGCTGGTTCATTTGGTGGCTCTGTAAAGCTAACAGGAGAAAGCGAATATACCAAAGCATTAAAAACAATAACAAGTAATTTAACAGTTATGGCTAGTGAAATGAAGTTGGTATCGAGCCAATTTGATACTAATGACAAATCAGTCCAAGCCATAACCTCTAAAAACAATATCCTTAATAAAGAAATAGAAGAAGGCAATAAAAAAATCAATACATATAAATCGGCATTAGAAGATTTTAATAAACAACAAGATAAAAATGCTGCATCTATGATGCAAATGATGACTAATTTAGAAAAAGAAAAAGCTAAATTGGATGAATTGAAGAATAGTACAACAGCATCTTCTAAAGAAATCAAGGATCAAGAAAAGAAAGTTGCAGAATTATCAACAGAACTTGCTAAAAGTGAGGCTCAATATGAGAAAAACAAACTTACAATTAACAAGTATCAACAACAATTAAACCTTGCACAAACAGAAGTAAATAACTTAAGCAAGGAATTAGAAGATAATAAAGCAAAATTAAATACAAATAAAAGTGCTTTCACTACATTAACAGAAACAATAGATAAGCAAAAGAGCAAATTAAATGAGCTAAAGCAACAATATGCATCAGCAGTGTTGGAACAGGGTAAATCATCTACTCAAGCTAACAATTTAAAAAGCCAGATAAAGAACTTATCTAATGAAATAAAGAATAATGAAAGCAAATTAAAAGAAGCTACAAGTGCAGTGGAAAAGTTCGGTAAAGAAGAAGATAAAGCAGGACAAAGTACATTGAAACTTGGAGATTTAATAAAAGCTAATCTAACAAGTGAAGCTATTATAGCAGGTGTAAAAGGTCTAGCAAGTGTAATGGGTTCAATGGTAAGTGGAATAATTGACTTGGGTAAACAAGCAATACAAAACTATGCCGAATATGAACAACTTGTAGGTGGTGTAGAAACATTATTTGGAGAAAGTGCCAATATAGTAAGTGAATATGCCTCAAATGCATATAAGACAGCAGGTCTTGATGCAAATAAGTACATGGAAACAGTAACATCTTTTAGTGCATCACTTCTGCAGAGTCTAAATGGAGATACTGCAAAGGCTGCAGAGGTAGCAGATATGGCAATAACAGATATGTCAGACAATGCTAATAAGATGGGAACATCTATGGAGATGATACAGAGTGCTTATCAAGGGTTTGCAAAACAAAATTATACAATGCTAGATAACCTGAAACTTGGATATGGTGGAACAAAGACAGAGATGGAACGATTACTAAAAGATGCTACAGCAATAAGTGGAATTAAGTATGATATCTCGAATTTGAATGATGTATATCAAGCGATACATGTTATTCAAGGCGAATTAGGAATAACAGGAACTACAGCAAAAGAAGCAAGTCAAACAATCAGTGGTTCTGTGGCCTCTATGAAATCAGCATGGAGTAATTTAATCACAGGAATAGCTGATGACAATGCTAACTTTGATACTTTAATTAGTAATTTTGTAGATAGTGTTATGACTATGGCAGAAAACATACTACCTAGAATAAGTATTGCCCTAGATGGAATCGTAGAACTTATATTAGGACTAGCAGATACACTATTACCACAAATATTAGAAATGGGTGTGCAATTACTCCAAAATCTGATAACAGGAATAACTGGAAATATAGGGAATTTGATGTCTGGAATAAACCAAGTAATAAATACAATACTTACTGCGTTAATTTCAATGCTACCTCAAATCCTACAAGCAGGAATCCAGGTAATAGTATCATTGATCCAGGGAATCGCAACCTCACTCCCAACTTTGATACCACAAATTATAGACTGTGTACTTTTAATAGTCACAACATTGCTAGATAATATCGATTTAATTATAGATGCAGGAATTTCATTGCTCATAGGACTGGCAGAAGGGCTAATTTTATCACTTCCAAATCTGATAGACAAAATCCCAATCATTATTGATAAATTGATAAATGCGATAGTCAATAATCTCCCAAAAATAATAGAAATGGGAATCGAGCTAGTCGTAAAATTGGCAGTTGGACTTGTCAAAGCCATCCCTCAATTGATTTCTAAAATTCCACAGATAATCTCTTCATTAATAAATGGGATAGCAAGTTATTATTCTAAAATGGGCGAAATGGGTAAGAATTTACTTAACAAAGTCAAAGATGGAATAGTAAATGGTATCTCAAAAATTGGAGAAGTAGGTAAGAATTTAGTACAAGGACTATGGAATGGTATCAATAATGCTAAAGACTGGGTACTTGGAAAAATAAAGGGATTTGGTCAATCTATATTAAATGGAATTAAATCGTTCTTCGGAATAAAATCTCCGTCAAAATTATTCGAGGACCAAATAGGTAAGAATCTTGCATTGGGTATAGGCGAAGGTTTTGAAGATGAAATGGATTCGGTAACAGATGACATCCAAAATGCATTACCAACTGAATTTAATTTAGGTGTAAACACTAACTATGGAAATATAGGAGATGCAGATACAGGGATAACAAAAGGAATGTTGGTTGAAGCATTTAAAGAGGCTCTATCAGGAATGACATTCAAAGCATTTGATGAAACCTTTGGAGAATTAGTAGTAGAAAATGTAGAAAAGGTGGTGTATTCATAATGGAAAAAATAATATGGAAGGGTATTGATAG